GCAATCACATTGTCCATTGCGGCGAACACCGGAGCCAAGGCTTTGAGAGTCGAATACTTGCGGCGGATCGCCTCAAGTTCTGCAAGTGCGTCAATCAGCATCTGCTCACGCAGCGGCTTCGTTTTCAACACAAACTGGATCGGACGGTATCCGCCGGTCTTGCTGTTGCGCTCCGTACTGAGCGAGACGAACGCGCGAACCGGCACGCCCGGCGACTGCGGGAGATAGGCCACTTGAACGCGGATCAGGGTGCGGGCCTGCCACAGTCGATACTCATGTGCAGCCTTGCCGTTGTCCCACGTGAACTTACCGTGGAGTGCGGTGTCGGGGTTGCTGGCAAACTCCACCACTTTCTCCGGCGAGATCATGCCGTGGTTTGCCTTGCGGATGGCTTCGAGTTCCTTTTGAATCAGGTCGGATTCTGGTTTCATTGTGTCCTTTCGGTGAGGGTGAATTGTACGCGGCATGTATGCGGTGTGTATGCCTGCGATGCGGGGCGTAGCGGTGCGCTGCGGTGCGAAGCGGGGCGTTGCCTGCGTTGCGGTGCGGCGCGAAGCGTCGCGGGGCGAAGCGGAGCGATGCCTGCGAGGATCAGCCTTGGATACTGAACGTGCCCCATCCAAGGCCGCAAGAGTTCTTGCTGTCGTGCCGACCTTCACCAATTCCAACCTGCTGGCCGACTCGACTGAGAAGGTTCGATATATCCGTAACGCTGAAAACGTCCGCGTCGAAACTTATCCGCAGCTTGGCCGACCACTTGCGGAACATCGCACGAACACGAAGATCGACGGAGCCGTTCGCGTTGCGGCCCATTGACTCGTGCTGCTCTGGCTTGCCGATGATCGCGACGAGCGATATGCCGTCGGCCACATCAATACCATCACCATCGACAAACACGGACAGCTTCGCCAATGTCATTTTGAACTGGATTAGGCGACATGCGGAAATCATCGCGTTCCTGAATGCACTGGCGGGAATGCCGCACTCCCCATTCTCCATCAGGTGCTTGGAGTTTTCGTAGGCGGCCTTAAAGTCTTTCGCCTCACGGACTTTCTTCGACTTGGCTTGACTGCCAGCGGCTTGGGTCGCACGGATTTGCTCCTGTGCTTTTTGCGGGAATCGGCACTGGACATAGGGCGCGGTGCCGACGATGGTAAACTCCGCCGTTCGCATGTTCGATGGGCGGATGACGACTCGCTCGTCCACGATTCCCATCAGTTCCTTGCGTTCTGCGGTTCCGTTCTTCGATCCGTTTTTCGTTGCGGTCATTGCGATACTCCTGAAAAGGGTTTTTGAATCCGATACTGATGCGTTGCCTGCGGTGAGTTTGCGGTGCGAGGCGTTGCGCGGCGGCGCGTTGCCTGCGGTGCGGTGCGATGCGAGGCGAATCGGGGCGAAGCGTAGCGACGCCTGCGATGCGGTGCGGTGATCCTCCGTGAATAGCCGCCGCACACGGATGCTGTTCGCCGTTAGACGTTCCGTGCGCGGCAGTGGGTTGTAGTTAAAAGTAAGGGGATCGGCGAACAGCGGAGATGATGATACCAGACTTCGCCGATCAGTCAATAGCCATCTGCCCGCGCCGCTTGGCGAACGCGACGGTAACGGCCTCGCTCACCAGATGCTTCACGCTCACGCGCGGCCTCTCCGCCTCGTAGGTCACCACGAAAAACTTGCGGCGCGGCTTGACGACTTCGGCCGGCGGCGAGGCGATGTCCACATTGAACATGCTCTTGCACTGCACCTGGGTCATCAGGCCTTTGCTCACCGCCGAAATGAGCGCGTCCTGGTTCGCGGGCAGCGGGGCCACGCTGAACTCCAGCAGCTTCCATTTGTTGTACACGCGCTTCACACCGTCGCCGAACAACTCGATATCTTTCTTCGACGGTTTGCGCGCCTCGATGGGTTTGAACCCAACGCTCACGCCCTTGATGATGCCCTGCTTCATGAGCGAGTGAACCGTATCGGGGAACCACTCGCCATGATGGTCATCGGGACGCGCGGCAAGCATCGCCTTGCTCACCCATGCGTCTCGGCTCTTGGTTAGGCTCAGCGACTTGCCAATCGGCATGTTGTAATTGTGGTTCCAAAACACCGTGCCGCTCTTGTCGAAGTCGGCGGTAATCATGCCCTCGGGCAGCAGCACCTCACCGTCTCGATCTATCGAGTTCGTCGTGATCGTCGCGGTAAAGGTCTTGCCTTCGGTGGCCAGTTCTGCGGTGAATGTTTTGCGGTTCATGTCGATTACCCTTCCGTGGATATTGAGTGTGCCGTTTGGCACGTTCGTACCTTCTCCGTGAATGATGTCGTCGCGTCGGCTCATGGTCATCCCATTTGTTCAAGTGCATCCGCCGCGTCAGACTGTCCGCGCGACAGGTGGCGGCTGCTGGTGTTTGTTCGTCGTGGCGTCACTCGCCTGCGCGGTGCGTGTTCGCCGGTGTGCGCCCATATCACTGCCACCAACCACAGCGGCCACAGGAACAGGGAGAGCCATCCGCAGATCGAGATAGCCTCGGCTGATCGGTGGTTTCGCGCGCGGGCAACGTGGCCAGGTGTCCACGCCATCAGCACGATGGCCGCGATGATGGCAAGTGCAAGAATGATTTTGCGGGTGTCGTCAGTCATGGTCTGCTCCTTAGGTGGTGAAGTCCTGAAGTACCGGCACGAGGTCGCACCGATCATTAGGATGGAGCGGTGGGCCTTGCACATCAGTATAGTCAAGTTTCATCGTCGAGCCGCCTACGGTCAACGTAGAGCCTTTGGCGAAGAATGGATCGTTGAGCGCCACGGCCTTATCGTTGAACTGCCGGGCCACCTCTTGGCAGAACTCGCACGCATCAGGAGCGAGCAGCCACTTCTTGCCAGCCACCACGCCGGACTCGTCCCACGCCTTGCGCTCACCTTCGACGTAAGCACGCGCCGATTCAGTCCTGGCGATGGCCTCACTGCGTGCCGGTGACAGTGATCCGCCCGCGAATGACGCATCGTCACGCAGTGCCGTCGCTATGTCTGCCGTGCTCTTGCCGTCTGCAAGCTGCGTCTTGACCGTCTGCGCGATGGCCTGGCCGCTATAGCCCTGCACATGCTGGCGAAGTTCGACAGAGTAGGTCTCAAGAAACTCGGCCACGCGTGGGTTCTGCACATCGAACACGCCAGCCACCGCGTCGGGGCGGAGCGTGTTCAACTGCTCTATGCCGACGTTGCCACCGACCTGCGCCATGGTGGTGATGAACGGCCTGATCGCGCCGTCGATCTCTGCGTTGTATTTATTCAACGCGTCGATCAGTTCGGCCACGAGGCTATCGGGATCTTTGGCAATCTTCGTGCCGAGCTTGGCACGCTTGAGTACCTTCACCACGTCGCCGCGTTGCTTGGCGAAGATCGCCCCCATCTTCTCCGAGAACGCCTCCAGGGGGTTCTCTGGCGCTTCACGGATGTTGTTATCGGCGCTGGCCTTCGTGCGGTAGATGTCCCACGACTTGGCAATGGTCGGCGTGCTTGGGTGACAGTCGCACGCAAGCGAGTCGCAGCCCTGCATGATGTCCTTCAGGCTGATGGTTTTGGTCGGTGCAGGTGATGGCTGATCCTCGACGGGCTGATCTTCCTTGGGCTTCGGGTTCGGAGTCGTTGGCACCGCTGGCTTGCCCGCGCTGCCCATGATCCGCTCAGCCACCTCGATATCGAGATTGAAGAACGTCTGCAACATGCCGATACCGGAGTCGCGCGGTAGCTCGCCCGCCACCACCGCGATAACGATGGTCGTGGCGCTGCCGATCTGCGCGCCGTTGAGTACCGTGTCCTGAGTAGTTTGCAGGTCTTGCTCTTCTGGTACATCAGCCACCGGCTCATCAGCCACAGGCGTAGCAGGCACAGCCTCGACCGGCTCCGCCTCTTCCGTGGTCGTGGTCGTGCCCTGATCCGCAGTGCCACCGAACGCGCCAAAGTTGAACATCGGCGAACCGCCCAGGGGCTGACCGTTGACCATGGGCTTGTCTCCGCCTTCGATGGGTTCGTAGCCGTTCGTCGCACGCCACTCGTTAAGAGTGATGCGCCCGCTGTTCACCTGCGCCATCGCCTCCGCCTCGTCTTGCGTGCGGTCGCTTGGCACCGGGTTGTCGTAGGCCAAGCACAGGTCAGCGTCGAAGAATGGCACGAGCGATTGGTTCAGGGTCTGCTCGTCCATGCGGCACAGCGGCAGAATGGTGGTTTCGCGCCACATCGCGTATCCGGTTTTCGCGCTGGCAAGGTTCGGATCGTTCGCCTTCAACATCGTCACCGGCACGCCGAACACCGCCGCGATTTCCTCTACCACATCGTCACGCCCGATCATGTCCTTGGGCGGGAATGACAACGGCGTGAGCGTGATCTTCGGGCCGCCCATGACGAGCGAACGGCCAGACTTGGCACGGCCACGGAACCGGCGGTCAATGTCCGACTGCATGCGCGTTGCCTGATCCGGCGTTGCACCTTCCATGATGACCGCGTAGTCAGGCCGTGCGTGGTTGTCCGCCAATGCGGTGTCCATTGTGTGATTCGCTTCGTTGAGCTTGACCGTAGCCCACGACGCTTCCACCTTGCCCATGCCGTAATGCAGATCGTTTGGG